AGCACCAGGTTGTTTTAGACATAACAGAAGAAGAAGCAATGTTTAACTTTTACTCACAAATGATTGAGGGTGATACGGCAGACAATGTAAACTACTTTAAAGGTAAGGGTAAGAAGTTTGCAGAAAAGCATTTTAAAGACTGCACAACAAAATACCAATACACAAGAAAGCTATACGAATTATTTAAACAAGAATACAAAGGTAAGGCAAGACAAAAATATACAGAATGCTATCACCTTTTAAAATTAAGAACACAATGAGAGATAAAATAGTAGAAGATTTAAAAAGAGAGTTTGACATAAGAAGTTGTGTAGGTATATACAAATACAAAACAACATTACAAGACAATAAACACGATGACTTTTTACAACACTTAAAAGAAGAATTAATGGATGCAGCATTATACATCCAAAAACTACAAAGTAAATAGAATGGAGTACAACACTGTAAACACAATATTAGAAACACCAGAACAAGTAAGTGAATTACTTATTACATTAACTGGCATAGATATATACAAACAAACAAGAAAAACTGAATACGTTGAGCATAGGGCATTGCTTTGTCATATATTAAGAAACAAACTTGATATGAGGTGGGTAAGTATATCAGACTTTATAAAATCAAAGGGTAAATCATTTGACCACGCAACGGCAATACACGCAAACAAAATGTACCCTATCTATAAGCAGTCAAGATTTGATTACTATGATAAACTTGAAAGTAACTTTATAGTTAAATCACAAATAGAGTATAGCCAAATATCAAAGTTAGAAGTAATACAAAAAAAGTATGAAACATTAGAAAAAGACTATTTCAAAGCAATAGAGAAACTAAACCAATTTGATGGTGGTTATACTAAAAACGAAAAGCAATACAGAGGTTTAGAAGAAGAACAAAAAACAATGTATGATGAACGTGCAGCTTTAGTATTAAAGTCTTTTGAATGGAAGCAAAACAATAGTGAGTATGAAATAATAAACTGTGCAACGTGATAGAGTTTATAAAAACAATATTGTGTTTAGCATTAAGTTTTGGGTTTCATTGTATAGTATGGGAAGATTACTATGTTAAATCTAAATTCTGGAAAGTATATTGGGCAATAGTTATACTATGTTTATTCCCTTTAATTATAATTATATGATAAAAACGGGAAGTGATTTTAGTGGTGTAGGTGCTTTTGACCAAGCATTAAGAAAGTTAGGTATAGACTATCAAACTGTGTATGCTTGTGATTGGGATAAATATGCAAGACAAACCTATATAGAAAACTATGGTGAACCAGATTATTTTCCTAAAGATGTTTATGAGAGAGAAATACCAAAAGAAAGTTTAGATTTATATATGACCAGTCCACCTTGCCAGGCATTTAGTTTAGCTGGTAAAAGAAAAGGTGAAGATGATGAAAGGGGTATCTTGTTCTATAACTCACACGAGTTCATACAACAGAACAATCCAAGATATTTTATATTTGAAAATGTTAGGGGTTTATTGTCAGATGCCAATGGTGTAACTTTTAAAGTATGGTTAGATATGTTAGGTGGTAAATCAGTTAACGGTAACCCAGTATTGTTTCCTAATGAAAACTCAACACCATATCATATATATTGGCAAGTGCTAAACGCAAAACACTATGGAGTACCACAGAACAGAGAAAGGGTTTTTATTATTGGCATAAGAGATGATGCAGACAATACCTTTAGGTTTCCAAAAACACAACACCTAACTAAAAAACTTAAAGATGTTTTAGAAGATAGTGTAGATGATAAATACTTTTTAAGTAAAAAGATGGTAAAGCATTTAAAACACCACGATAGAAGTCAAAAACCTATTACAGAAAAAACAGAAATAGTAAATTGTATTACTGCAAATTATGCAAAGCAATCAAGTGATTTACAATATTTTAAAATAAATTCAGTAAACAAAAGAGTAAACGATGTTGTTCAATTAAATAAATCTAAAGAGAGCGGAGGTAAGCAGCCATATCAGCAAAATAGAATGTATGACATTAATGGAATTAACCCAGCCTTAAATGCTGGACAATCAGTATGGGGTGGGAATATAATTAATACAAAACAAATAAGAAGATTAACACCAAGAGAGTGTTTTAGGTTAATGGACTTTCCAGATACTTTTAAATGGAGTGTTTCAGATACACAAGCATACAAACAAGCTGGAAACTCAATTGTGGTAAATGTACTTGCAGAAATAATAAACAAACTTAACCTATGATAAAAAAAGAATGGCTATTTATGCAAACACCAAAAGAAAAAGCATACAACATATTTAAGAAGTTTTACAACGTAGATGGTCAAGGCTTCAACAATACAATAAGTAGTAGTATAGCAAAGCAATGTGCAAAGCTGCATATAAGTCTTATACTTGAAAACGAAATAATAAAACCATCTAACAATATAGAATACTATCAAGAAGTATTAAACGAAATAGAAAAGCTATGATAGATTTAAGACTTGGTGATTGTTTAGAGGTTATGAAAGATATACCAGATGCTTCAGTAGATGCTATTATAACAGACCCACCTTATGGAACGACCGAGTGTAAATGGGATAGTGTTATTGACTTTGAATTAATGTGGGAACAACTAAACAGAATAATAAAACCAAATGGTGCTATTGTTTTATTTGGTAACGAACCTTTTAGTTCTGCTTTAAGAATGAGTAATATTAAGAACTATAAATATGATTGGGTTTGGGATAAAAACAAGCCTACAGGTATGCTAAACGCTAAAAGGCAACCATTGAGAAGGTTTGAAAACGTAATGGTGTTTTATAAAAAGCAATGTACCTACAACCCACAAAAAACAATAAACCCTAAAGGTATTGAGAAAAGAAGTTTATATTCTTATAACAGAGAAAATGAAGGTGGTGAAACAACAGGTGAAATAAAAAAAGGTGGTGTTTCTTCTGATTATGAAGCGGATAAATTACTGCCTGTTAATATACAAGTTTTCAAAAAACCAAATAAACCAAAACACCCAACTCAAAAACCCGTTGAATTAATGGAGTACTTAATAAAAACCTACACTAATGAAAATGAAACTGTATTAGATTTTACTATGGGAAGTGGCTCTACAGGTGTAGCTGCTAAAAACTTAAACAGAAGTTTTATAGGTATAGAACAAGACCAAAAATATTATAACATAGCAGAACAAAGAATAAAAGAAACAGAATTTAAACTATTTTAATATGAACAAGAAACTAATACAAAAGCTACAACAACTATTAGACAAATTACCAAAGGGTAAAGAAAGAAAAGCAATAAGAAAAAGACTGCTAAAATTAAAGCTAAATAAAAACAATGTTTAATTACGTTATATAATTGAATAAACAAATTTCTATCAAATGGATAAAAGAAAAAATAACGGTGGTGCAAGAGAGGGTGCTGGTAGACCAAAGAAAGCAGATGAACTTAAACTAATAGAAAAGTTAGATAACCTTATTGATAATGATGAGGTGATTAAAACACTTGGTAAACAAATCTTCAAAGGTGATAGCAGAGCAATGTCATTATACTTTGGTTATAGATACGGTAAACCAAAAGAGAGTGTAGACATTACATCAACAGATGGGTTTAATATTAACTTTAAAGATATTATCAAATTTAAGTGATAGAAGTTGACCCAAAGTATAAACCTATCCAAACATCAGATGCCAGGTATTATATTGTTACTGGTGGTCGTGGTTCTGGTAAATCGTATTCTATAAATTTACTATTGTTGTTGCTAACTTTTGAAGCTGGGCATACAATCTTGTTTACAAGGTTTACATTATCATCTGCATACATTTCTATTATACCAGAGTTTATAGACAAGATAGAAACCTTAAAACTACAAGATGCATTCTATATAACAAAAGATGAAATACGAAATAAGCTATCTGGTAGCAAGATAATCTTTAAAGGTATCAAGACATCAAGCGGTGACCAAACAGCCAACCTAAAGTCTTTAACTAACGTTTCAACGTGGGTAATGGATGAAGCAGAAGAACTGCAAGATGAAAACATATTTGACAAGATAGATTTAAGTGTAAGAAACCTAAACCAAAAGAATAGGGTTATACTTATTTTAAATCCAGTTACAAAAGAGCATTGGATATATAATAGGTTCTTTGAAGATAAAGGTGTACAAGCTGGAACAAACTCAACCAAAGGAAATACAACCTACATACACACAACTTATTTAGATAACATAGAAAACCTATCTAAAAGCTATTTAGAGCAAATAGAAAACATTAAGAAACGCAGACCAGAGAAATACAAACATCAGATGCTTGGTGGATGGTTAGAAAAGGCAGAGGGTGTAATATTTACTAACTGGAAAATAGGTGAGTTTAAAAAAGTAGGTGTAAGTGTCTTTGGTCAAGATTATGGATTTGCAGCAGACGAAAACAGTTTGGTGGAAACTAACATAGATACAAATAACAAGATAATCTATTTAAAGGAATGTTTTTACTTGAAAGGTCTTACCACATCACAAATAGCTGAACTAAACCTTAAACACGCTAAAAACCATCTTATAGTAGGTGATAGTGCTGAACCAAGATTACTACACGAACTGAAAGCAAAAGGTTGCAATGTAGTCAAAGCAATAAAAGGTCAAGGTTCAATTACCTATGGTATAGCTTTACTACAAGACTATGATTTAGTTGTAGAAGAAAACAGTATTAACTTAATCAAAGAACTAAACAACTATTCCTGGTTAGAGAAAAAGTCTAAAACACCGATTGACCGCTGGAACCATTTATGCGATGCAATCAGATATGCAGTATCATATCAACTACAAAACCCAAACAGAGGTAATTACTTTATTTCATAAAAGTTATTAAATTATTTGTTGGTATGTTATTTATTTGTATATTGCATTATTATTAACTAACAAAACAGATATGAAAACACCATTAGAAAAAGCATACGACAAATTAAGAGGATTAGACATAGAGTATAACTCTGAACTACTAACCATTATGAGTAACCTGGCATCAGAAGCATTTAGTGTAGGTTATAACAAAGCGGTTAAAAACACAAAAGAAGTTTATGAAACAATTTACGAACTATAAAACAAAGAATATGTATAGTAATTGTTGTGGTGCAGAAGCATCTTATTTAAGTGATGAATTATGTGGCTCTTGTTTAGAACACGCAGTATTTAACGAAATAGAAGAATAATGAAAAAGATAATAGATAAATTCCTA